CATCAAGAGGGCTGTGAAGCCGATGATGCGATTGCTCAGTTGTGTTACGAAACTCAAGAGTTTGGCAAGCACGAGCCTGTCATGATCGTCTCAGGAGATAAAGACTTTTTGCAGTTGCAGACGATGAAGAACGTTAAGCAGTATTCGACGGTTACTAAAAAGTTCCTAGTGGAGCCAAATCCACGACTATTCCTAGCTGATCACATCCTCAAGGGAGACTCGTCTGATGGTGTGCCTAACGTACTGTCTGATGATAATGTCTTTGTAGATGAGCGTAGGCAGAATACACTGACTGCCAAGAAGAAGGCAATGCTCATGGAAGATCCATCTGCATTGGGAGATGAAGTGCTTCGTAATATACATCGTAACAGAAAGTTGATCGACTTGAAGGAATGTCCAGAAGTTGTCAAACAAGATATTATAAATAACTACGATAGCCAAGATCCTACGGCAAATAACACCAAGGTTCTTAACTATCTCTTGACTAACAGATGTAGATTATTAATTGAAAGTGTAGGAGAGTTTATTTAATGACACTAGTATATGAGGTGCTTGAAGACCTAGTCAAAGCATCAACTAAAGAGGATCGTGTCGAGATCCTTAAGAAGAACGAATCTTGGCCTTTAAAGGACATCATTCGAGGAACTATGGACAGCACTATTGTGTGGAATTTGCCTGTGGGCGCACCACCATATACGCCCAACAAAAATGGTTCCGAACCATCCAACCTTCACCGACAGCACAAGAAGTTTGTTAACTTCATTAAAGGTGGTCCTGGGGACAACATGCCCCCTATCCGTAGGGAGAACTTGTTTGTAGAAATTCTGGAGTCAATTCATCCAGAGGACGCCAAACACGTGATCAATATGGTTAACCAAAAACGTGCAGTAAAAGGTTTGACCCGCAAGGTAGTTTACGAAGCATTTCCTGGTCTACTCAGGGATGCATCTGGCTAATGAATATCCATCCATAACAACTATAACAAAGGTCGTCTCACTTGTGGGTTGACCTTTTTTACTTTAAGGAAAACTTACTAATATGATATCAGCACAAATTGAACGTCTCAAAAGAGACAGTCGTGAGCTTACAACATATGGGAAAAAACTAGAGAAGAAGGGTAGAACCGATCTAGTTCATAAAATCATGTTAAAGAAAGAGTTCATCGATCAACATATCGCAGATGTAGTATCGGAACACGCTAAGTTTAATTAGGAAAACGAATCACTTGACACCTTTGCCTAACGTGTGTATAATAAAGTAACATTGTTAAGCAAAGGTGGAGAGTACCATGAATATCTTTATATTAGATAAGTGCCCAATCAAATCAGCACAAATGCAGTGCGACAAACATGTAGTCAAGATGATCCTAGAGAGTGGTCAGATGCTATCGACTGCACACCGTATGTTAGACGGTAAGTTAACCAAACGTCCATCACAATCAGGCAAGACTATGTCAAAGTATTGGGAACTCAAAAACCCTGTCATGGAGCAAGCGTTATATAAGGCTGTACACACAGGCCATCCCTGTACTGTATGGACTATGAAAACTAACTCCAATTACAATTGGCATTATAAACACTTCATTGCGCTATGTGACGAGTATACAAAACGTTATGGTAAAGTGCATATGACTGATACTAAGTTACGTGATTTGCTCAAACGTGCTCCTACTATGACATGCTATAGCAATATTGTAACACCGTTTGAACTTGCTATGGGTGCATCACCAGAGTGTATTGACAAGTCAGATCCTATTGGATCATACCGTAAGTTCTATCAAACCAAGCAAGAGCGTTTCTCTATGGTCTGGACTAACTCTGTCGTACCCGATTGGTTCCGATATAACGTAGCTATATAAAAGCGTAACACATAATGGAAGCATAGCATGCCAGTATATACAATACGAGATACCAGTAGTGATGAAGAGTGGGACACAGTAATGTCTTGGTCTCAGCTTACAGAGTATCTATCTGAAAACCCCCTCTACACCCAAGTTTTATCTACACCCAAGATCCTATCTTCAGTTGGTGGTTCTATTGCCAAGACCTCTGATGGGTGGAAAGACTTGACTAAATCAATGCACAAACACGCAGGTCGAGAAAGCAAAATGAAAATATGAGCCGTAAACAAACGACTAAGAGCATGATCCTACGTTTAGATAATATGGCTGAATTTGAACCGATTACCGAAAACCAAGCACTGGCGTGTGAAGCATGGGAAGAGGGCGATAACCTTGTCCTGTCTGGATCTGCTGGTACAGGTAAAACGTTCCTAGCAATTTCTTTAGGTCTTGAAGAAGTGCTTGACAAAGAGACAGAATATGATAAACTAACGGTAATCAGATCTATTGTTCCTACAAGGGACATTGGGTTCCTACCAGGAAATGAAGACGAAAAGAAGCAAGCCTATGCCGCACCCTATTTGGGGATCCTGACTGAGTTGTTTCAAGACAACCAAGCATGGATGAAGTTACAAGCGTCTAACAGTGTTTCTTTTGAGAGTACGTCTTTTATTCGTGGTATCACACTAAACGACACAATCATTGTCGTTGACGAAATGCAGAACTTGACCTTTCACGAGCTAGATTCAGTTATCACTCGTATCGGCAACAACTGTAAGATTATCTTTTGCGGAGACTTTCATCAGTCGGATTTCCGCTTTGAGGACGAGAAGAATGGACTGCCCCCTTTCTTAAACCTATTGGAGCAGATGAAAGACTTCACGACTGTAAACTTTGACTGGAAAGACATTGTACGATCAGGGATTGTACGAGATTATATTATGACCAAGGAGATGAACGGAGTAAGGTAATGGCTAAATTCGCCAGATATGATCCAAGAAATAAGAAAATGGGACGAAACAAGGTTAAGGCTTTAGAGAAAGACCTTCGAATTAAGCCCACTGAAAAGAAAGTGAAGGATTTAGAGAATGAGAAAGTTCAACCACACACCATTGGACTTAGGGTATGAAGACCTATTGGCAGAAACCAAGTCAACTGGTAGAACGTATATCGATCCAGAAGGTAATCGATATCCTAGTATCACCACTGTCTTATCAATCCTCAGTCGAGACTCCATTGCCGCATGGCGAAGAAAAGTAGGAGATGAGGAAGCCAATAAGGTTTCCCATCGGGCTTCCACACGAGGCACGGCAGTGCACGATATTGTGGAGAAGTACCTAGATAATGAAACTATCGATCCTACTAAATATACACATGATGTGATACAAAGTTGGATGAACCTTATGCCCATCTTAGATGAGCGTATTGGCGACATCTTTATTCAAGAAGCTCCACTCTATTCTAAACACCTTGGTGTGGCAGGACGAGTTGACTGTATTGGATACTTTGACGGAGTACCTAGTATAATTGATTTCAAAACAAGTAAAAGACCTAAGAAACGTGAATGGGTAACAAGCTACTTTGCACAGGAAGCCGCATATGCTATTATGTGGGAAGAGCGTACAGGAATGCCCATTACAAACCTAGTAACAATAATGGATGTAGATGGACATGAACCTGTTGTATATAAAGAGCACCGTGACACTTGGGTTCCCAAGTTACTTGAAACGGTTGATCTCTATTGGGCGGATAAAGCTAAAAACCCACTCAGCTAAACAGTGGGAACGTAAGCGTAATGGGAAGATGAACTACTCGTTTGTCTTCTCTAAATTTTATTCTATCAACAACTGGACTGATTGGAAGCTACGAAAATGAACATCTTCTCCATCTTGAACCTACGCTCAGAATTTGACGATATTATGTTTAAGAACAAAAAGTCATTTAAAAGTGATATAGATAGTTTAACAGCTTTTGTAAAGCAGTGTACTCGTAAGACGAGAGCCTGTGATATTGCTAAAGCTATTATAGGAGAAGCCAATGGCAATAGAAGAAAAGCCGAATTCGTTCGGCGTAACCCCGAAGGTGCTGTGTGTCGACTCAGATCTTAATAGTGCTGATACTAATAATGACGGTATCATTACTGATGCAGAAATAGCACGACAAGAGCGTCTAATCCGTCTTGAGAATGAAGACAAGAAGGAAGACGCCCAAAGAGCCATGGCATGGTTCTGTCTCGTGGGAATGTTAGGCTATCCATTTGCGGTTATCCTAGCAGTTGTGTTTGGAGTAGACAGTGCCGCCAAGATCCTTGGTGATATGGCTGGTGTGTACTTCATTGCAGTTGCAGGAATAATTGCGGCATTCTTTGGTGCCGCCGCTATCAAGTCTAATGCCGCTAAGAAGTAATATGAAAGTTTGTTATGAAAAGATTGATCTATCAAGTCTATGTTGGGCAATCGTCCAACCTATACAATTGGTGTACCGAGAGTGTAAAGGCATATGCCGATAGCATTAACGCCGATTATGTTCTACTGACATCACCTAAACTGTTTATCAAACCAGA